TGGGGTATCCGCTAAAATACTTAAATTTTTCTTACTCATTTGAAAGTATCCATACAACCCCTTTTTATTATTCTCATACATAACCGTAGCATTATAATAAATTGCTAACCTGTACACTATCTCAAAAAAAGCATTTGTAGTCTCTAATCTACCAGTATACTCTGCAACTATTCTTCTAGTCCATCTATCAAAAACTATTATTGAACCTAGTGAATTAGAGTAAGTTACTTCATCCGAGTCTATTGGATCAACGCCAATTATATATCTATAACTATCCCTAACTCTAGCAGGTAATTCAAATACTTCTATAGCCCCTACCTTATTCTCTGTAGCAGGAAATTCCCTAATAGGTGTTGTAGTACCGTTAGTAAATACAAACTTCATACTACCATCAGATTCAGGTATTAAAGTCCCCACATAGTGAGGTGCTACAAATCTAGCCATGTTAGGAGATATTTCTGCTAGATAATCTTTTAATTCTGTTACAGGGAATATACTACCTTCAACTCTTAATACAGCTTCCTGTGGAGTTATTGGGGCCTCAGCTTTTTCTTGTACAAGTGCTGTACCATCTAGTGTATTATTTCTTACTTTTTGTCTTTGTATTAGGATTTCAAATAAAGCCTTAATTACATCAGAGTTACCATCCTTATCATAACATCCTTCTCTATTTAAATACTCTGGAATAAATAAAGCACATCTAGTGTTAACTGCTCCTTTATCAAATACATTAGTTAAGGACTTAATATTATAACCATCTGGAGAGTAAAAGAACTTCTCAGCAGCTTCAAAGTCAGCTCCCCTTGTACCACCTGTCCCTGCAGTAATCATGTACCCATAGACATATCTACCTTGCTCCACAGACTTTCTAGCAATAGCCCAAGTTTGTTGTAATCCTGGGAATTTACCAGATTCATCAAAGAATAGTAATTTACCCCTCTTTCCCCTACCTTTGTTAGGGTCATTCTTACAAGTAACTCCTATAATTTCTGATAACATACCTTTCTCAGTCTTGTTATCAACATCTTTATAGGAGGCCCTCTTATGCATTTCAGTATCCTTATAATCTCTAGGTTGAGTAAAAGGAGTATTATTATCTATAAAGTTTAGGTTAACCCAGGATTTACTGAGTATACCATCCCTAGTAAGATATTCCTGTTCGGAAGCAAAGGAGTAACTCTTACTACCCCTAATCATAAAGTAGTTTCTAGCCTGCATAGAGCCTCCTTTAAAGGAGTACCCTCGACCCCTACATTTAAGAACACTTCCATGCTTACCTTCAGCTTCTCCTTGTTCTACATAATGAAAGAATAGGTAATCTCCATCCCAAATTCTAGGGAAATCCTGTACCCTCTCACTCCTAATTCCACCTTCTACTGCTTCCTCTAATTGAGTAGTAGTTAAAGCTCCATTAATAACTTCTTCTTTCAACTCTTCAACAATCTCTATAGGGGAATAGTTTAAGTAAAAATAATGGTATCCTGTAATCCATTCACCATCACTTTCCCTTATATAACCTTCTATACATCTCCTTTTCTCCTCATCCCAGAACTTCCTATACTCACTATTTGGATTTTTATTGGGATACAAGTGGGTATAAACTCCATGTTCCTGAAAGTATTTAGCTCTTTCTGTAAAGAACTCCATATTTTCAAGTATATGAGGATTAACTATATCAACCTTAATTCTCCCTTTACTATCTCTAGGTCTATCAGAGGCTCTTTGCCTAGTAGAGGATACAAGTCTTTTAACAAACTCAATTCTCTCTAATATATCATAGAATTCAGCCTTTGAGTTTGCATCAAGTTTCTCTAATAACTTTTCTGTAATAGGTGTATTAACACTATTTAATTCAATACTAGTCTGCATACATTCCTTTACTCCTTCCTCCTCTTAAACCTTTTTCAGCTTCTCTCTCCTTCTTAACAGTATCCTCTAACTCCTTTAATGCTGCTATAATAGCAGGAATTTGTTTTATAGTATCAGCAAATTTCTTTATATCATGGGTGGGCTTTACCTCACCAGTCTTTTCATTAATCTCTACATCATTGAAGTTAATGTCCCTTATATAGTTAGAGAGCTTACTTATACCTAATCTAGAATCTTCCAGTAATTTAAGTGCAACAGTCTCTTGTCTACTTCTATAAAAGTCCATTGCAGATTGTACTAACTTATCAGGTTTCCAACTAGTTTCTAAATTTAAAGATTTTTTAACCTCAACTTCTCTAATAGAATCTTCCAATATATCTGCAAAATCTGAAGTAAAATCCACCATAAAGTAAATAAAGGATAACTCCTTTATTGCATTATCCTTATTCTTAGTTTTATCTCTAGTCCATAGTACTTTAAATGGTTCCAGTGCATACGCTTCTGGTTGTATTTGAAGTACTCCATTATTCATTTCAAATAGATTCATCCTTATTTTTCCTTTTCTCTAATGCTGTTTTAACATTCTTCTTAACTCCCTCAGGAACATAGAATATTCCCCATCCTGGAACTCTAACTGTTGGATATATTCCTTCCTCCTTATTAACCTCTGTAGTCATAATGTGTTTTGTAAATTCAGGAACAGAGGAAAGTATAGCAGTTACTTCCGCTACACTTAACCCAGATTCCTTTGCCAACTCTCTTATTAATTGCCTAGTCTGTAAATGTTGCATAACTAATCCTGTATATAAACTCTATCCCCGCCACCATGTTGAATTCCTTAAACAGGTTCCTCAGATAGTATTTCATTAAATACACCATTCCATAACTCTCTCTCACCCTTATCAAAATCATTCTTAAATCCAGGTTTATTTATAATCTTCTTCAACTTTGCCAATGATGTTACTAATGGAGAAACATCATCAATATTCTCTTCAGCATCCTGAACAAATACTAGATGTATCTCTTGCCTCTCAATCTTCTGAACTACTATCTCCATAAATGTCTTCCTCTTGATTAAGTAAAAATTCCTGTTCTATTTGCCACTCTATATAACAATCCTTACAAAGTGGTATATCTATTTCATCTTCTTTTACATGTACAGAAGCAACTCTCCTTTTACCATGTAAAACTTCACATCCTAGGCAGTAGGTGTTTAGGTTTTTCATAACTATAATTTCATATATTCCAAAATAGGAAGTGTACCATTCTCTAATACAACTCCACAATTAATATGCATCTTATCAAAGTGTTTACCATAAGCCATAGCATAGGATCTATCATCTACACCACAACCTATCTGCATTGCAAACATTTTCTTAAATTTTCCTACAGAATACTCAATATAACTCTCAGAATGGTAATGTCCTTGAACTACAGAGATTAAATCTGCATGCATTCTCTTATTAGCCTTTCTTGCTGTACCATGAGTATACATTACCTCATTAATGTAAAATTCCTCCTCATAAATCCAGTTAGGTGTATTTAATACTTCACTAATAGGTTTAATCCATAATTTAGATAATCCTGCATTAAAAGCCTTTCTTACTGGAATTAAATCATGGTTTCCTATACAAACTCTTGCTTTAGGAAATACTTTGTACCATTGTTGAATTTGTTGTTTAGCCAATCTTAATTCTTCTGCAGCCCCATGTCCATCAGGATCAGTATCATGGAAGGAGGAGAAATGGTTGTCTATAAGATCACCTATAAATATCACTTCATTACAACCATACTTTCTATAAATCTCTTGACAGAACTCTAAATAACCTTCCCTAGTAAATGGTGCATGTAAATCTCCTACTACTAAAATTCTACTATTAGTTGCTTTAGGTAATTCTACTTTATATAGGAAAACACCTAATTCTTTAAAGAGTTCTAAATCTGCAACACACTCATCTTTAAAAGTTTTACCATTTATTAATGCTTTGGCCTCAACTACTTGTTCAGGTGTACAACCTAACTTATTAGCAATCTTGTACTTTCCCCATTTCTGGTATCCTGGGTTCAACTCTAGAAAATCCACTATCTCCGTAAGTCTCTTCACTATTATTATTTTTTATTGTTTCTACATATAATTCCCACATATCAACATCCTTATTAAAACTGATTTTTCTAGGTTTAAATTCCAACTCTCCATCAGTATCCTCTATACTAATATACTGTAAGTATAGTTTAATAAGGTATATTAAATCTGGGTTTTGAATAACTTCCATTATCCCTCTAATTTAGCATAATTGTCTTTGTGTATAAGTCCGTATTTTACAGTCCAAATGTAATTTTCAGGGAATTCTTGAAAGTCTAGAAATGCTTCAAGTGCTTCTTTATCCATTTCTTTGGAACTTTTACCTAAATCTATATCATATAATCTATCAATTATATCATCTATATTAATTTTATTTTGTGTCATTCTTCTATAAAATTAAATGTAATTTTATCAAGTTTAGGTATAACAAATTTACTATTGAACTTATCATCCCCTAGTAACCCTTTCTCCCTTAAACTTAATGTAATATTATATACACTCTGAACACTAATCCCTAACTTATCAGCAATACTCTGTCTAGTATCCTTATGGAATACTATCTTATTACGTGTTTCCTCAGGAATTGCTATATTCTCACTATTAATAGCATATAACTCTGCCAATACCTGTAACTCTCTAGGTCTTAATAAACTAAATGGAGGAACACTTGCTAATATTCTCAAGTACCCTTCAAACTCTTTACCTTTTTTTACTTTAACGTTGATATTCATTGCTCTAATCTTTTTACAAATATAAAATGAGTTTTTATAACTTCCAAATATTTTTGCATAAAAATTAACCCCTTCATTTAGAAGGGGCTAATTCTACTCTTGCTCTGCTTTACTCAACTCATCCTTTAACTTATCCAACTCTAACTTTCTCTCTGCTAGACTGGATATTCTCTCATCAATCACCTTACTCTCAAAGTCTAATAGTCTTTGTAATTCTTCAACTTCTTTCCTTAATCTAATAATCTTAGCATCTTTCTTCTCTACAAGTTCATGGGTTTCTGGATTATACAAATTATAAGTATCTCCAATAGTCCATCTTTCAAAAGGTTCTGAATAATAATAATAAATCATAATAATTTAATTTTAAAGTTTTCTACTAATTCTCAACTCTTATACCAAAATTAAATTAAGACTCTTTGTCAGGAAGTTCAATCCCTATATCAGTTTTAATGGCAGTATTCTCTTCCTGCATTTTTACTGGTGGGTTATTCATCTCATCAATAAATTTCTTAAATTGTGCTCTAAGTTGAGGTAAGTACATCATATTCTCCATATACTTAATCTCCAACTCCTGAAATTCTACTTGCTCCTTTAAGAACTTCTTCTCATCTTTTCTCCTTTGTTCTGCTGCTCTTTGTTGTTTCTGAATCTCCAATAACTGTTGTTTAGTTAATTGTTGCTCTTGATTTTGCTGTTCCATAGTTTAGTTTACTGTTAAATTACTATTAATAAAATCTTCTTTCTTACAAGCCAAGGTAATGTTAGTTTGATGTGTTAGTACATAATGTTTACCTTGATAATCATATCCAGTTGCTCTAGTAGGATTAAATCTAAGTACAATATCTCCAACATTGTAATTAACCCTATCACCTTTATTTACTATAACTAGGTAATCTGCTTCAGGCCCTTTATCATCAGCCATTAGTATTACACTAGTCTTCTTCTCAATAACCTCAAGGAGTACATCTTCTCCTTGTAAAATAAAACTCTCAATTGTCTTTACTCTGTCCATAGTTTAATTATTAAAATTTTTACAAATATACAAATTATTTTATTGGTTCCAACTTTTCCTTTAAATATTTTAACTTATTATTATAATGTTCAATTCTCTTATCTAAATCTTCTAATGGAAATTCTATAGATTCATATCCAGTAGGGTTCATCCAATTAAACCTAGGGGATTTATACTTAACTATTACATACTCTGTAGGTTTAATCTTATCAGTATAAACCTTATCAGTTACAGTTCTACCAAATTCATCCAATTTATAAGTTGCACATAGTAATGTAGTTTTAATAAATACACTAACCTCTACTTCACTATATAACTTTAAGTAGTTAACATACTCATTGAGTATTGCTATTAATCTATTTAGTTTCTCTTCATTATTCATACTTTAATATTGTTACTTTAAATCCCATATCTTCATATTCCTTAGTACTAAATCTCATATCCCATATATGATATGCAGTCCAGTTACCTTTCTGTAGTTTTATGTAAGTGTTAAACATTACTCTATAACTCCTATACTTTTAAGTATAAATTCTAGTTCAACTGGATTATTGATAGTTCCCGCAAAATATGTAATATCCCCATCACAATCAAACACATATATTCTAATATATAAAATACCTTTCCAATTTGGATCAAAATCTAAACCCCATTCTGAGTCAGGAAACTCAAAATAAGATTCAGTAGTTCCAGGATGAGTTTTAATATACTTAAACCCAAACCCCTCTATAACCTCTTTAGTTATAGGTTTAGAGAATGGACAATCTTTATTAATATCAGATTTAATTACGGTTCCTGTATATGAACAACAAAGCTCATCAAAATCTGTTATACCATGATGATAACATTTCCAGCAACTATCTATTTCTAATCCCCAAACTTTAACTTTATTCATAGTATTCTTCTATAAATTTGTCAAATAACTCCTCTACACCAACCCTTCTAAAATTTTCAGGCCATAATGTAGGGTCATTGGTAACTCTATTATATTCTTGAGTAAATGGTTGCCTATAGAAATTAGATTCTACCCACTTACTAAATTCAACAGCAATCTTCTTAGTTTCTTCTACATATATTTTAACAGATTTAAAAGCTTCATCATCTTTATACATTACATGTTCAAAATATATATCTTCAAACTTATTTACTAGCTTGTCCATCTTCTAACATTTTAATTTTATACTCTATATAGAACTTAGCCTTCTTTAAATCCTCTAACTCTGTATCACTATTCTTTAATCCTGCTCTCCAACAGTACTTAATTACATTACCTATTATAAAGTCAAAGTGTTTAACTACATCTATACATTCTATAGGTAATTGGTTATAGTGTTTTGGATGATTGATATTATTTTCCATCATAATAAGAAGTTAATATTTTAAAACATTGTTGTAATTTTTCTTGCACTAAAAAATCATTTACTTCTTTGCATCCAACTTCAACTTTTATATTATTGCCAAAAATTGTTATAATTAAAGGTTTTTCGTTTGGTCCAACTTGATATTGACTAAATCTATCTCCAAGTTCATACTCTATTTCCTTATATAAATAATAAGGAACTTCTATTTTAATTGTTTCTAATGGTTGTGGAGAATATTTGTTCAAACTGAATACAAATTCTCTAATTGCTTCTGATATTTTAGTTTCTTTATTCATTATAATAACTAGTTAAAACTTTAATTTCTACTTCATAATTCCATCCATTAGCGTCATAGTAAGTTGCTATTAACTCACCATCATAAGTAGGTCTAACTATAATCCTATGAACATTTTCAATCTTAGTCATAGTTTCCTTATTAATAAAAACTACTTTTAATCTTTTAACTTCTCTCATAATTATAAATTTAAGGTTATCTTTCTAACTGGAGAAGTATGTTCATCAGTTTCATAGTTTACTGTAACAAATCCCTTCTCACTTAAATTCTTTAATCCTGTTACTACAGTTGGTAGACTAATACCTACATTATGTGCAATAAAAATATTAGATTCACATTGCTCAGGGTGTTCACTAATAAACAGAAGTATTAACCTCTCTGTCGGCTTTAAATCTGTTAATGATAAAATTTTTTTTACTTTGTCCATATTCTATATTTTAGTTTCAGCAAATATTACTATCATACTATCATGCATAGGGGATTTATTATCCACATATTCTCCTTTAGTATTTATACCTTTAAATTTTATTCTTCCTTTTACAAATCTTATCTCTTTAGCATTAGGTAGTATATAGTCATGGAATAACTTAGTACTTGTGCTAACTGGTAACAGCATTACACAAACCTTCCCCTTCTTACTTTCTTCAATAGCCTTTAGTACAAAGGCTTTCTTTAAATCCTTACTATAAGGAGGATTTACAAAATTACTACTGCCCCATTCTATTTTTAATCCATCCCATTTGGTAATATCGTGGTTTATAGGGCATGGGTCAAAATCAAAATTGAATTCTCTGTTTAATCTATCATAAAATTCCTTAGGAGTTTCCCAATTATCAGAATGTTCTAAATTTCTATTCTTCATGTATTATATATTTATTTGTGGCAAATATACAAAATATTTTAATACAATGCAAATATTTTTACAAGAATTTTATAAAATAAAAAATCTTTCTCTGGAGTTGAGAAAGATTTTAATTGTCTGAAGAGACATTAATTCCTTATAAGAACATATAAGGATGGTGATTTGTAGCGGGTGCAGGAATTGAACCTGCGTGGTTTAGCTTATGAGACTAAATGGGATACCAATCCTACCCACTATTTAGAGCCTGATGAAGGAATCAAACCTCCCACCAACTGAGTACAAATCAGCTGTTCTATCAACTGAACTAATCAGGCTTACTTAGAATATCTTTAAATAGATTATTCCCTGCAAATGGTAGTATGCAGAGAGATTCCACTTAATTTCAGTTTTATTCAGTGCCGTTTTGGTTATGCCGTCCAGTTATTACTAACTGTAGAGAGGCT